CTGAAACAATGGGGAGTGTGTTCATTCTACTTGGGTGGCGAAAAATTGACAAGCGGCGTAGTTTTAAAGTTGTATCAATAGACTATAGCATGTCTGCCAAACGTATTATTAAGGAACTAGCTGATCTCAAGAAGGACCCTCCTTCAAACTGCAGCGCTGGACCGGAAATAGAGACTGATATCTTTCGCTGGGAGGGGGTTATCTATGGTCCAGCTGACTCGCCGTATTCAGGTGGATTCTTCAAGCTCAAGATTCAGTTTCCCGTTGATTATCCCTTCAAGCCACCGCATGTACAATTTACCACGAAGATCTACCACCCTAATGTAAATGCTGCTGGGCTCATTTGCCTCGATATTTTAAAGAATCAGTGGTCGCCTGCGCTGACAATTAGCAAAGTACTCTTGAGCATTGGTAGCCTTATGACTGATCCGAATCCGGATGACCCACTTGTTCCGGAAATTGCTACACTTTACAAGACGAATAGGGCACAATATGAACAGGAGGCGCGGTCTTGGACTCTCCGGTATGCGACTGGTTAAGCGACTGGTTAAGCGAACAATTGAAAAAGAAAACGCGCTCAAAGAAGATGAAGTTGGCGCCTGTCCTCATAATTCTTACACTTTTTTTGGTACTTTTTTTAGTACCTTCTCAACTTATGCCTCAGGAGCCGCAATTCGCGAAAAAACTACCACTGCGTCTTCCTGAGGGATTTCAAGAACAGTATGCGGCGGCGACTCTGGATAAGCCGCGTGCTGCGTACAATGCGCTAAATGACTGGTTGCCGGAGGCGACAGCCAAATACAGTGCGATTAAGTCAGGCTGCTGTTATGAAACATCATTTCAATCACGGGTTGAAATGGTGGGTAATTACAAGCAGATGACAAACAATTATAAACATGCGTATCCGGATACGTGCTCAATTCCGTTCAAGGAATTATTGATGACGTTTTACAAGCCGCAGACACTAAATAGCAGCCTTTAACTTGTTAAAGCAGCCTGCGGCAGCCTTTGAGTTCAATCACTCTCATCCTGAATCTTACAGACATTCACTTTGACCTTCGGTGACATCGGTGTAACAGGCTCAAGGAGTTCAAGTCCCTCTTTTACTCTTGCTACATCTGTCCAAAACGCCTGCCGCCAAATGTGTGTAGATTCATACCACGCTCGATCGCGGCGAACCACCTTATTATGATACTTGTGAAGTCCCCAAGGTATTTCCTCCACAAGTGTCCACCCCTCCCGTTCAACCTGATCGTATTCATAGGCGAGAGCGCCATCTTTCTCCCACAAATAGACGGTTCCTGTAAACTTACAACCACTCAAATCAACGAGCGGCTGCCCAGGTCTCTTTGAAACAAGTTCACATTCTACATATTCACACTCATCGATATCCGCCACCTCCATTTGAATCTGCATCTGAACCCAATAATCAAACGGAATATCACCGCCCACCTTTCTTGTGTAAGGACACTTGATTTCAAGCAGACGACATACCTTGTCCCTGTGCGGAGATTTTACAATCAAGCCATCAGGACTTGCAGCCAGAAAGGAATCTGTTGCGTGAATGAGTCGCCCCATTTCCTTGATTTCACAGCTCCACTTTTTGACAAGAATCTGCTTCACAACCGGCTCAAAGCGAACACCCCAGTTCAGCGGTCCAATATCCTCTGATCTGTGAGCAAGAGCGCGAGGCGCTGATGGTGGTGGTGGATTCGCCTTTGCCTGGACGAGAGCTGCGCGACCACGTGCTGAACCGAACAAGGTAGAAAATTCGCTTGCTGTTAGGACCGTAGCTGCCTGCGCATACCAGGCAGCTGTTCTCTGCTCAACTTGTGGTCTTTCACACAGAGTTTTAATATGCGCTTCTCTCTCCTCCATCGTCTTTTTTGTCCATTCGGGATTAATAGCTTTTTCCAAAAACTGCTCGTAGGCATTATGTACAAATTCACAGAGTTTCTCTGCTTTGCGTTTTTGATGATCACTCAGTTCAGATTCATACAAACTTTGATGTAGCAAAGTGTAGGAATCCGTAAAACAATTCGTGAAAAGAGTGGGATGATCACCATAAGGTAAAATATCGGTTGAAGTTCTTACAAACTCGCACACTGGCTTGAACATTTCATGATAATCACTGAACATGTTTTCCGTTCAAGTTTTGAGGGCTTCCTATTGTATAATGCTATTAGAGTTTAGATTCCTTTTCCTTTTCCGTTGTTGCTGCGTCAGTGCCTGCCGGTCGGCGCCTGAACGTAACAGCGTTTTTCCGGTCTAGGAGCTGAAAGAGAGTCTCCCCAGCGCTGTTTCTGTGTGTAACTAGACCCTTGATCTCCTTGATCTTCTCTTCCTCCATATCGTAGACAACTGCCGTCTTGCTATTTAGCAGCTTCTTCTCAAGACTCTTGTTCAAGAGAATAAACAAATTATTCTTTTCCTGCTCGGACAAATGTTGCCGCTTAGCTTCCTCCTCACTGAAAAGACGAAGGCGATTCATACGAAGACCACGCTCCAGGCGGTGCCATGGTCTCTTGAAGGCGGAATCCGTTTCCTTTTGTAAGAAATTCATAAGCGGAGTGAAGATCGCGTTTCCGCTGATATCATCTTGAGTCCTTTTTACTGTCTTATTGCGAGTAGAACTCATCCCTTATGTATAGTATTGGTGCTATTCCTTAAGACTCAGAATATCTGAGACTAAAGATGAAGGGGTGAGAAGGGTCCCCTCAAACTGAGTCTCTAGATGCTCTGAACGAAACCATGGCTTACCCGTCTGAGCATCCAGACAAATATGAAAGGTTCTCCAGCAGTCGTCCTTTTTTGTTTCTTCCCAGGTGTAAAATGCTGCGAGATTTGTTTTTGTCGGATTTATTTTCGCATAGATCACGCCTGGACGGCTGTGGATTGTATCCACAACGAAATCGTTTTCAGTAAGAGTTGTCTCTGGGTTTTCGGTGGGGGAGAGTTCCCAGAGTGCTCTGCTTCCGAGGGCTAAGAACAGTGAGACCTTGTAGACTGTGAGTTTGTCGGTTTGCTTTTTACTCACTATGTATGGAATTAGCTTTCTAACAGCGGGGGGCATTTCTTAAAAAAGAGTGTTCAAGATAGTTTAGATAGATGCAGCCATTCCCCCTAGACTACGAGCCAGCAATTCCAATGCCTCAAATGGTCTTACGCTCAAGAAAAGAAGTTTCTACACGAGATGCTGTAAATGCTCGGCAGTTCGAGCATTGGCAGACAGACGCACCGTATTTGGATCTCAATCGTCCGGATAAGAATGGAGAGCCTGCTCATCTAGACATGAACCCTTCAGCGAGTCGGAACAGCTTGAGTAGCGACTACAGGCAAAATGCTACGTTAAAAGCCGGTGCCGATGGATTTACACAAAATCCCTATTTTGAAAACTATTCTCCTGCTCATGATTCTCGTAATGTCATACGGGAATTTCGAGCGGCTGTCTTTGAAGATAAAGAGGATCGTGGACTTGCAGAGTCGAAGCGAATTCTTACACGGGGATTTGAGAGTCAATGGGTACCGAAGGCTGTCATTGAGAAGAAGAATCTTACAACATTAAACGCCTATGAGGAGCTGAAGCCGGCATTTGATAATCCTGCTACGAATTACCGCAAGCGCTAACGCAGTCGCTAATCAAAGCTCATAACAATCGGAAGATCATGTTTCTGCATCTGTTTCGCAGACACCTGCTCTTTATTTACAATGCGGCGACGCGTCGTAGAGCGCTGCGTTGAGGTGGTCGCAGTAGACTGCTGTGTCGTGGCGGTGCTCGTTGTATTTGTCGGCGTCGTCTTTCGGATCTTCGCATTCTCACGCATCTGAGAATTCATTTCAGCCTCTACGGCTGTCGCATTGAGGCGGAGATAATCCAGAACTCCCTTTTCAAGAGCCCAACGGAAGAAGTTTAGCTTTCCAACAGTTGTTAGAAACGACGGCTGACCGGGAACCTGGAAGTAGATTCGCTCACGACGGCAAAAGGGATCAAAGAGCTTCTTGCTGTACGCCTTCAGCTGACTCTTGTAATTTGTGTAGACGAGGAACTCCTGTCCTTCAAAGATATAGGCTGTATTGTGTGTCTTGGCATAATTGGTGACGAACCAATCAATAAGACGGAGGGAGAGAGCGGACGTGCCGAGGAGAATGGGGAGAATCTCGGTGATATCCGTACGCTGCGCATAGAAGCGCTGGAGACTCTGTACAATGAGTTCCTGTTTGCAGTGGATCTTTCTACGGCGAGTTTGGGGATCGGGATCAAAACGAATCATGTTTTCTTGATTGGGGGCGAGGACTTCGGTCATCTAGTATAGAGGAAAAACGTACTATTTGCTTAGGTGTCCTCTAAATAGATGGGAGATCAGGCACCCCCGAATTTCAATCCAAGTGTAAGTTTATTGAGTGGTGGTGAAAATGCTAGAATTATGCCAGTACAGGGTGGTGGCTTCAATCCTGATGTTACATTGCTCAGTGGTGGCGAAGGGGCTATCATACAGGCAGTTAGGGGCGGCGCAAATGGTAACAACGAGAATGGTGGCGTAGAAGAAGCTTCAAAGAAACCTAGCATCTTTCAAAAAATTAAGAAGAGTGTGGGTTGGAGAAATAAGCAGACCAATAAGGGTTTGGTAGACGAACAGGAAAGTGAGAACAAGGAGGAAGAGAACAAAGAGGATCAAGATGAGGAGGAGGAAAATGAGAACGAGAATGAGGACGAAAACGAGAATGAGAATGAAAACGAAAATGAAAATGAGGAGAATGAAAATGAAGATGAGAATGAAGATAAAAACGAAAATGAAGATGAAGATGAAGAAGAACTTCCAGGGACATCAAGACACGAATCCAAAGATATTAAAATTCACGTCGATGGTATCAAGTTTGAAATACGTCCCTTTAATGAAGTTACGTACAATGAATGGCAAAATGGTAATTATAGTGAAGGCGAAAAGAAATTCATGGAAACCATTGAACTCACTGAAGATCTCTTACAAGAGACATTTGGTAAATTATGGATGGAAAGCGTTGCGGATTTTTTCAAGAATCTTGTAAATGCTTCTTGTTTCAAAGACTCTGTTTTATTAACAAAGAAGGAATGCGAAGATACGCGGGAATTTACAAAGAAGATTCATTTGAAGTTGTATGAAAGACTTTTGAAGAAGATGCGTGGTCCTGAACCTGAAAAGGAAGTTGAAGAGGAAAATTCAAATACTGCTAGCGTGGAGGGACAAAATGATGGTAATCGCAATGTAGAAGAAAATAACGATGGCATGGTTCAAGCCAATACAAGTCAGGAAGGCGGTCGTCGTCGCTTACCAAGCATAGGTGGTTTTAAATCTTTACATTTATAAAGATGTCTAATTCAGCTTGGAGAGAAAGTTTAAGAAGATATAATCGCTTACCATTAGCAGGACTTTATACTAATCCAGGCAATAGAAATGTGTCACAAAGACGTAGGGTAATGTTAAATCAACAACGGGCACAGAGAATTATAAATGCTAATGCAGCAAAAGCCAATGCCGCAGCAAAAGCCAACGCAGCAGCAAAAGCCAACGCCGCAGCAAAAGCTATTGCTGCGCAAAAAGCTATATGGGCGAATCAAGTCAGGGCAGCAAATGCAGCACGTCAGCGTTCTGAACAAACTCGTAAAGCAACACGTAGATTTAATCCTACATTAGAAAGCATAGCTGAATCAAATACCAATCTTCCTACTCCACTTCCGGCGCCAAATGGAGCAAGTAAAAGAGTACAAAATGCAGCACAAGTTGCTCTTCCTGAAAATCAAAATAATATCATAAGGAACCAAAGAAAAGCAGCAAGAGCAAGGAAAGAACCAAATATTTGGAATATGAATGAGGGTCGGTCTCTTTTTCAATTAGGTCCCAATGCTCGCCCGGCAATTAGACCGCCAGTTAGCCCGCCAATCGCTAGTCCGGCAATTAGTCCAAGTGGATATCCTTTTGGAGTCGTCCCATCATCTTCGCGTAGAAATAGACGCAGGCATAACACAACTCCTGGATTAGCAAGAGCCCAAGCGGCTAATTCAGCAAAACGACATGCGCGTTTTTCATCAAATGTCGACTCTAATCAGAATAAAAAGATGCCCACCCGTGAAGAGAAAAGGGCACTCCAGTTAGCACTTCAGCAGAAGCTGGCGGCGGAGGCGGCGGCGCGAGGAAATAATGCTAGAAAACAAGCCTTGCGCGAATCTAGAAAGCTAGCTAACAATGAAGCTGCGCGGCAGCGTGGAATAAGGAATGCAGGTGAGGCAGTTGCTGCTGGTTTACCGCCGATGCCTGAATTAGCGCCATTACCTACTCTACCTAGTGGACCTAGTGTACCTCTAGAGGTACCAGTGCTTCCCGGTAGAAGTAATTTAGGATTAGGACCTCCAGGATTTCTTGGTACTAAGCAGAACAACATGAGTGCTTCAGCTGCCAATCTTCCTAAAGATCCTATAGGTGGTCCTATAACGAGTTACCCTGCTGTACCACCTAGTCCTACGTTTGTTGCTGCACAGAATGCTGCGGCTGCGAAAGCTCAGGCGGAGCGTATTGCGAGCAATAACGCAGCGGAAGCCGCCGCCGCCGCTTTTGCCGCGAAACTACGTGCTTCAGGTAATCCTCCGCCCCCACCACCGCCTGGTTATCAAGGTATTTATTCAGCTACTGGAAATTCCTTAGGTCCGGCGAACAGCAATGCTCTCCAACGTGTTCGCAATCGGGGACTGCAACGTCAAGAATATCTTCTTGGTGCGGCTGAGGCTACTCGTCAAAATGCGCAAAGACGTGCTGCCGCAAATGCAGCTGCTGCTCACTTTGCTAAGGAAGCCAATAATGCAGCTGCTGCTGCCGCAAAGGCTGCTGCTGCCAATGCCGCCGCTGCCGAAGCCGCTGGTATTGCTGCTTTGCCAGCCCTCAGCGGTAATCCTTATAACACATTTAAGTGTACCCCATGCGAAGCAAATATTCTTGCAAAGATCGACACTCTACTTGACCGCTCCAAGCCTTCTACTCTCGTTAGCAATGCGCTAGCGTCAGGCAAGAAGACAATTCAGTCAGCCATTGCAGCGACTCTTTTAGGTCTCAAACTGGCGATGGAGCAAGGTACCGCCGGCGCGACTGCTGCTGGTGGAGCGGTTATTACCGCTGCTTTCAGAACTGGAAAGGCGGTATTAGATGCAGGAAAAAAGGTAGATGAAGTCGCCACGAATGCAGCGAGTGAGCTCATGAATGCTGCAAGAATTGCGAAAAATTGCGTCAAGGGTGCTTCAAAGGGTGCAAACCGGTCTGAAAGGTGCGCCGCTGCGTATGCAGCTGTACAGAAGAAGTTAAATGAATTACAAAATTTTCTCAGTCCTCCTCATCCTCCTCTCCCGTGGCCCTATACACTCACGTTCCCGAAGATAAATTACTTCACGCTCAAAAACGAAAAAAATGGAAAGACACAGTTTGAAAGAAACGTAAATCGTACTCGCGGTGCCCTCGGTAGATTCGGTAACCGTATATCTAGGGGTCTGGGTGCTTTCGGCGCTAGTTTAAAAAACGCAAGTGGTCGCGCGTCATCAGCTTTAAGCAGAGGAACACGCGGAGTTAGAAACTACCTTTCAGGGCGCATAAAGGAAAGGGCTAGAATCTTAAATTTTATAAAGCGTAGTTATTACAATAGAGGAATAAAGAAAATTGACGAATTAGCACTTGAAAGACAGGTTCGTGCACTTGTAGCCACTGGAATGTCTCCTGATGATGCTAGAACAGCCGTGATAAATACACTTGGTGGATTAAACATGGGTCCTGATGGCATGGTTACTGCTTCTAATGTATCTCTAAAAAGCAGAGCTGCCGAGGCTGAGGCAAATTTAGCTCAAGCGGCAGCAGAGGTTGCACAAAAACCGGGTCTCAACGCCGAAGCTTATGCTCCTCGTGTATATAAGCAAAGTAAAAATCAATTAGAAAGTTTTTTGGCAAATGAAACGGAGCCGCCAACTTTTGAGTACAAAGGCACAAAGGGGGCGCCTATGGGACCTCAGCCGCGAGCTAGAGTAGCGAGTATTCCTGGTCTACCACCAGTTAAAGGTGGGCGCAGCCGCAAAAATCGCAAGTCCAGCCGCAAGTCCAGCCGCAAGTCCAGCCGCAAGAACCGCAAGGGCAGCCGCCGCCATTAAATAACTAACTATAAAAACCACTAAATAAAAGCAATTCAATTGCGTTTATTTATCGGTATTCTATCTAACGTACCAGCCGCACACTGCCCGCCTTCCGCACCAGCAGATCCATGGTAAACAAAATGAAGAGACCACTCATGACAAAGAGAACCACCTCCGTTTGCGCATTCTCACTCTTCCTATTTTCCAGGTCATCTAAGCGTGCGAAAATCTTGTCCATTTTCTTCAGTAGGTCACGACTATCATCAGATGAGGGCATAACAGGAGCAGGTGCTGAAGGACGTGTTACTACCTTCGAGTAAAATGCCGTCTTTGCACCACCGCTCGTAAGCGGCTTCCAGTTGATGTTAGTATTTACATCAGCCGTCGGTAGACCCCCAGCTTTTGCGGCACCCTTCGCTGAAAAGGTCTGTGTAAAATCCGGGGTCAGCTTATATCCCGGATCATCGCCAATCACGTCAGTAAAGGAGGCAAACCCCTCCGTAGTATCATCGTCCTCTCCAGCACCAAAGAAAGCCGGCGGCTTTCCCTTTGCCAACTTCGTAGGACCCGCCACGGTGCCAGCTGACAAAGAGGAAAGGAGCTGATCGTACTCGCTTCCAGAATCCAGAAACGGCTCTGCCTGCGGAGCGTCTACCGGAGTATGTTCTCTGAGCCCCGTCTTCTCATTGACCGGCGGAACCTCAGGCATCTTAATCTGCGCAGGGCGATCGGGATCCGTGCTGTCCTGCGCTGTTAGATACGTCTGAGCCGGTCCTTTACAGCGTTTCGCCTTGCGTTTCTCTTCGCTCCTTGCGGTCGACTTTGTTTTTAAATCTGGAAATGCATCTTCAAGTGTACAAAATTCCATAGTCCTCCGGACCTCCCTGCTCTTTCTGGCAAAATGTTTTGAGCGCCTGGAGCAGAAGAAACAATGGTTGTTCAAACAGGTGGATTTCAACAAAACCTCATGGAACTTCTACAGAAATACGGTTCGCCCTTTGAAATCCTGCTCGTTGCGCTCATCATCTTTGGAATTGTTTTCGTCGGTAAGTTGCCGCCCAATGTATCCAAGTTTGCTGATACAACTCTTGGGAGACTCCTCCTCGTGGGAGGCACGTTCCTTGCTGTACAGAAATACGGCTGGGCGATTGGCTTCATCTTTGCGCTCTTTGCCGCTCTTCTGATTGGTGCCGGACACAATAAGACAAAGGAGGGCTTCAATGCTGATACGCGCATTGTCACTGGTGAAAAGAAGTGGTTCATTGAGCGCGTTCTAGGCGAGAACCCGACACTCATTCAAGAAGAAAACGTGTCTACACAGGCAATTAATTGATTCACGTGTACAAAATACCTCTGTTTCCCCATAGTAGAAGAGTTAAATGGACATGCAAAAAATAGACAAACTGCTTTTTATTGCGGTTACGGCGATCTTCTTCATCTGGAATGTGTTTGAAGGTGCGATCTTCGAATCACCCTACAGCATAGGTCTTGTAAAACTCTACACGCACCCCATGTGGCGTCTCGCACTTGTCTTACTCTTCTTTCTCGCGGCGTCCTGGAGTCCCTATGTAGCCTCCATGGTTGGCTTTGCTATTTTCTTCTATTTTGAAGATCTCCATAAACTAACTCAAACCTGGATAGAGTAATGGCGTCTATGCCTCCGGTTCTAGCTGCCGCAGCACCCTTAAATCCGCTGGAAGGGCTCATTGTGGGCATCAACACAAATCCTTATTTCATTGGGCTTATGATGTTGCTCTTGAATTTGGGTGGACGATTTCTCGGTATGGAAATCTCAAAAGAACAAGAAAAATTCTTCCAACAGCCATGGGTTCGTCGTGCCCTCATCTTTACCGTCCTGTTTGTTGCCACGCGCAATGTAATCGTGGCGTTTATCATGACCATCTTTGTTGTTCTCATTATGACCGTTCTCTTGAACGAGAATAGTGCCTTCTATCTGGGAATGCCTGTTCAACCAGCCGAGGTGCCAAAGGAGGGTCAAATCGGTTTATCGCCCGAGGAACAGGATATCCTGAGAAAACTCATGGAGAAGCAGGCTCGCGTTTCACCGAAGGCGAGTGAATCCTACAAGGACAAAAAAGATGGATTTACAGCAGAAATTATTTACATGCAGAACCTGCAAAGGATAAATTCTTAAGAGCGCTTTCTGGTATTTCTTCGATTTCCGCCCTTTCCTGCGAAGGGAGGAAACCCAAGTCCAGCACGAACCAGATTCATCAGATCAATTACATCCGCGTCCGTCATTGAACCTATCTTAACACCCTTCCCAAAAAAGTCGACATCTCCTCTGAGAGCAGCCTTTCGCATTTTTGTACCTGACATTTTCGTCGGATCATTGGATGTTTCATTTTCAAGATTTCGCTCACCTGCAGAGACAACTGTAACCGAATCGTTGGCTCGGCTGAATGATTTACTGAAACTTTCAACGCGATCACTACCGACGACCATAATGACTTTTGTATAGCCAGCATCAAAGAGTTTTTGAAACACGGAAGGAACATTTCTACAGTCTGACTTCGTTGTATTGATAAAACGAATGTCTCTTTCATCGCTTGGGTACATTTTATTCAAATAGATCATTTTTACATCAACTGTGAGTGGATTCTCATTATTACCAGTTGATTTAAAATTTCCTGTTCTCTTCATGTTTCGTGTAATTGCTTGTACATTTCTATGTCCAGCGCTATTTAGTTTACTTGAAACGAAAATATATCCATCACCGCCATTCTCTGTCGCTATTCTTGATACAGCATCAATGAGTAATTTATGACCACTTGTCGGGGGTTGAAAACGTCCAAATGTGAAGACAGCAATTGGACCTTTTTGTACATCTACCGAATTATTTACGCTCATCCTACTTATCTTACACATTTATCGCCAATGTGTTGCCGACAGGCTGTCTACGACGACGCCCGCGCCCACCACCGCGCGTCGATTCCGTCGTGCTGCCGAGGTCACCACTGTGTACACTCTCCATCTCAGCCGCGATCTGGACTGCGGGCTGGTTCATGGCGGGCGGAAGACCCATGCTCATCGGCGGCGGCTCAAAACCACCGACCGCCTCAGCGCGACGCACCTCCTCAAATGTCTTCAAGATATCGTCCACGCCACTCGGTCCCCTCATTTCACGACGAGCTGTGCGCGGCGGCTCAGCGGCTGCCATATTCTGCGGGGACAAAGGCTGCGGGGTCGCTGCGCCCTGCTGCCTGGAGCTACCGAAGAAGGCGCCCGTCGGCTGCTGCTGCTGAGCAGGAGGCGCTAGACCAGAAGGACCAGGTTGCGGTGGTGCACCCATCGCCATGCCCATGAAGTTACCGAAGCCAGGACCCGCCTCCGTTGCCGCCGCAGCAGCGAACTGGCGCGCGAGATCAGGGTTGTTCTTCAAGACATTGTCCATACCCTGTCCAAGACGCTGACGCATGAACGTATTGCTGACGTGACACATGAAACCGGATCCAGCGAGCGCCATGACAAGACGCGCCTCAGCCGGCATCTTACCACGGTCCTTGTATTTGTCATAGAGCTCCTCAAAGATCTCATCGAAATCCTCTACATTCTCATGTACAGACTCGGACCAGCCCTCCAAATTGAGATCAAACGGATCAAAGCGGTTGTTCATCCACTCCATGCCTGTCACGACACCCATGAGCGCCTGGCGTTGGAAGCGCAGAGAGCTCTCCAGATTGCGCGCATCCACGAGGCGATTAAACTCCTGCTTGATCTCATCGAGGTTATTGTCCATTGTAAAACGCTTTGATACGGGAAATCCCTTTTGCTCCAAGCGCTGGAGCTTGTTCAAGTACTCGATCTTCTCCTTCTTCTCCTCCTCGGGATTGCGGTGAACCTGCGCAGGTGTCAGATTCACAGAGGGACCTGACGCTGACTGTGAATTACTGTAGAGACCCTGATCACGATTAATCTGTACAGCAGGTCCAGAGCCAACACCACCTACATCAAGTGTAATCGTATCCAAGTTCTCCAGGGGAGCCAGCTCAATATCAGACATCGGTGAGCTCTCCATCGGAACCTGGATCTGCTGCGGAGGATTGTAGGATGAACCGCCGCCGCCATTTGTAGAGCCCTCTCTAGCACCAATTGAAATCTTCGACTGATTCGCCAACATGTTTAAACCTAGCACGTCGGAGTTGTCCGTTATATCTATTACATTACCTACATCGCTGCTTAGGTTGAAATCCGGACCGCCGAAACTCCGAGAGACATCCTCCATTTCCTGAATCGTTACGCTACGACCAGCCATGCTTCTCTTCTTCGTTTTTCAAAGTTCTTTTAAATGAGAACATTACGCGTTACGTAGTTTTCCTCGTATTTGCCCGTTTCCTTCAATGATGAAAAAAGATAAGTCGGAGCGTATGATTTTCTGATTCTTACGTGATAAATGGACTGCCAGACATGCCTCGCCTTCAGGTGTCTGATTCTCGGTAACCCATGTAACAAATGTGTCACAATACGTATTCATACAATCGGGTGTTCCGTATGCGAGCCAATCACATACATGTTTATCGTCGCCATCGTTCCACGGTCCGTCGCAATTGTAAGTCATGGTTGATCTAGGAATGACTAGAAACGAGGACTGCGTCGGTAAATCTTTTAAGAGAGGTTCATTTACAATACAATCGGTTCTATACCGAATCACGAGGTCGTACTTGCTGCCCGTTTTTGTTTCATGTAGCTTTCGTAAATGATTCGCCATGAAAATAGAATAGTACATGTGTACAAAACGATTTTTATCTTTCAATACGGAAACTTCATCGGGTTCTTGAAATAGGTAGGAGGTCGGCTTGAATAGAGTGACACCATCCTGGTTGGAAAAGACCGCCATTGTCTTGTGCCAATCGCCACGTCCTTCGAAGGGATATGTACCGAGCGATGTCTCAGTGCGCTTCCAGCAATGTACAAAGATATCAACGGCGTAGCCTTTCTTTTGTAGATCCTGTAGCATATTCTTTTCAAATGACTCTTTCGTAAGATGAAGGCAGCGAAATTCCCCAGAAATTTGTATCGCGGCTTTTAGCATTTTCTAAAGTCCCCCGATAAAGAAGGCTGATGAGTTTTAGCGCAGCTGGGATCTTGTTTCAATATGACACTAAATTCCTGAGCGGATGGAATCCTTCTTTGGGTGCGTGGAGTGGATTTGGGGGAAAACGACGGGGAACTGAGACATCCATTCAAACAGCAGTCCGCGAAGTTGTAGAAGAGCTTTTTCAAGTGAATCCTGATATCGATGACATCGATTTTTTAGAAGAGTTATTAAGTCCATTTGATTTCGAGCAAAATGGCGATTACGTTGTGTTTTTTATGAATGTGTCAAGTTTATTTCAGATATCCGTTTTTTTAGAAAAAAAAGGATATCGGAGCCCACTCTATAGTTCATTTCCTACCAATGTTGTTGATATTATCGAGACGCGTATTCTTCCCGAGGGGAATACGTATGAAGTTACTCATCTTTGTTTTTTGGACGCAAGCTTTTCTAGCGGACCGATCGATAAGTATTTTAAATCCGATTTGCTCTTATGTTAAGATTGAATAAATGGAATTTCACTGAATGAATAAATATAATCATGAAACAGCTGTTTTACAAAGAAAAAAGAGATTTGGTCTTGAATACCACATTCTTGTATATGTTGATACCAAGTAGTATTAAGTTCTTTTATTTTCTCATGTTTCATATTTCGTATTAAAAATCCACACATACAATGATAGTCTGTTATATCAGCCAATCCTTTATTTGTTTGATTCGTTATATAATTTATATATTTTGAAGTTTCTAATCTATATCTTTCTTGCCACATACTTTGATGATATTCATCCCAAACACTTATTTTATCTTTTTTTAAAAAGTGATGTTTTCGTAATAAAAGGGCATAGTTTTTCTCTATAAAATATGTTTTAATATAGTCTTCTACAAATGTTTCATTCACTTTTTCTAGTTTACTATCTAAAAAACATAAATATGAATAATCCTGTAGTTCTTTATATTCGTGTGGTGATGTTTTTATATGTTTTCCTGCCATACAACTTTCAATAAAATCATCAGTTGTAGGCTTATCATCGTAGATAGCGATCCAGTTTGTATCTTTTAATTTTAACATCATTAAATTATTATTTGTATAGTAATAACAATTATACTTTAATGAAGGTAATTTTGGTATTTGAAATGCACTGTTTGTATCACTGCCATAAAAGCATGTATAAAATGCTAAATCTATTCTTTTTTCTAAGTAAAAAATATGTTCAATGTTATAACCTGTAGATGTCTTTACAGATTCTAATTTGAATTTTATATTATACGATGTAAATATCTTAATTAATTCATCTTTATTAAACGATAAATCAGGAACATCGACTCCATGTTGTAAATTATGCGCTATTTCTTTTGTCTCATTTTCGCTAAAAGGTGTGAATAAAATTAAACACATCTTTTTATTAAAAGATTTACATGCATTATGTAATATATTTTCCCATTCATAATTATGTTCTAATATATGCCTCATAAATATCCCATCAACTTTTGAAGTATATTGAGTCAAATCTGCTTTAATATCTGAGAATGGTGTTATTGAACCATCAATACCAATGTACTTATCAGAATTTTCTCTACTAAAAAACCGTTTAAATCCACCTGTTCCGCATCCCCAATCTTCAATATTAGTACAATCCTTCAAAAAATCATATCCTAATTGATAAGTGACTGTATCGCTATAACGAAATGAACCAATATCTTCTTTTTTTAAATCTTTATACCAGCTATTCCATTTGTCCATTCTGTACTTGTAAATAGATAAATAAGAATATAAATTAACGCGTTCTTCACGTTAGGGCATTAATACACATACAAAATGCGTCTGTTAAGTCGTTCTGTTTTGTATGTTTTTCGAGAAATGCCTTCCAGGTTGCTGCGTCCTTTACCGTGGTCCCTGTAAGAAGTTGTTTCGCGGCTGCTTCGGAGCCCTGCTTACGCTCCTTGTAGCCTGCGTCGCCTGCTTGTACACCCTTCACTTTGACTCCTGCGTGAATCAGTCTGAGTTGCGGTATCGGTTGTAAGAGATCACGCAAGCTGGCAAACAAGAGAATCTGTACAGATTTCATAGTTGGATTTTTGAGAACGGGCTGGTTTTCTAGATGAATTGCGCCCGCCTGTGAAAAGAGCGCCTTCCTCTCCAAAATCATCTTTCGTATTCCATCATGTAAAACAGATAATTCATTGTCGACAGCTTTCTTGACTTTCTTGACCTCGACGGGCATTGAAAAAATAGTTGCTAGCTTCTTCGTGGCATCGTCCTTGGATTTCGGTGCGGCGAGACCACGCTGCGCAAAGAGAACCTTGAGTTCCTTCATAGCGGGGATTTTTTTGAGAGCAGTTCCACTGAGATCGCGGAATGCGGGGAATTCTGTTGGACAATGACGACCACATGATAAGGTCTCATTTGCTGAGTGCGTCGCTTTGGAAGAGCATTTGTGACATGTCACCTTGGCAGCTGGAGGACCATCTGACAAGATATTTACATTTTCCCAGCCGATGATTTGATATTGGGATCCACTTATATCTGTATTGCGTCTCATAAGACACCATGCGAGATTCTTGATTCCAATATCAAATGATAAGATTGTTAGTTCAGGCATCTGTTCTGTAGTGAGTTGTGTATTTAGATTGAAGTTCCGAGCTCTTTTTCTAAAAGATCCCAGAATTCTTCTTGAGACATTTCTGCAGTATTGCTATTTGAATTGAATGAATGACCTCGTTCAACCATTGTTCTTGTATTTGGATAGTGTTCTGCGAGCCGTTGTGCCCTTACAGTTCTGGGCGTTTTCGGTGTTTTCGGTGTTTTCGGCGTTTTCGGTTGAGGAGACATAGGTGAAAGAGACATAGATGAAAGAGATCTGGGTGAAAGAATCATAGGTGAAGGCGGCGGCGCCCGCGGCGTTTTACGCGTGTTTTTGTTCTTGTTTTTTTTTTTGTTGTTGTTTTTGTTTTTTGCAGAAGCATGAATACGAAGTTTTCGTGCTTTTGAATCCATTTACATAGTTATTAGAATTTATACAGGACTCGGAACAGGACCATTACCAAGAGGACGGTATGTCTGTCCTCTTACTGTGTTACGACCACCTTCAAAGTGCGTGGTTAGAGCCGTCTTCGGGGCGGGCGGTGGTGACAATGTCGGAAAGCTGAAGGTACCAAAGAGTTCAGGTGCCTTATCCATGCGTTCAACACCAATGCCACCAGCTGCGACTTCTGAAAATTCGCAACCCATGGGCACACATTTGACAGCCATTTCTGCGCGCGGAACAACTGAATTGTCAGTTCCATAGATGGCGCCCGTATAGGTAGCTTGTCTCTTTCTTGACACCTCAATAATAGAATCAGCCTCGTGTACCATCCAGTTCTTTGTAGCATATTGGGCTCCAGCAGGAACATTTTGACTGCACCGCAGTCTATAATCTGTGATCATGCGACCGTCCTCAGCTTTTGCGGCGGCATAGCCAGGGAAACGAGTATCTTGTGTCGGAAGAGACAAGCGGTTAGTCGGCTGAATTCTCGGTTCCGCATGCTGTGACTTCGCGTAATAATTCGGATCTGTTGTTTTGCGAAAGAACTTGCTGTCCATTTACACTATTCAAAGAATATTACTCAATGAGTTCGGCGCCATCCATTGCGGACAGGGCTGACTCACTTCCAGGCTCTGGTACTAGAGGTGCCGCAAGAGGCGCAGGCACAGTCGCCGCAACAGAAGACGATGCGGCAGTGTTCTTCTTTAGCACATCAATCATCTCCTTGCGTCCAGCACCCTTCGGAAGGGTTATTCCACGCTGCTTCAAGGCTTCCTGGAGCTCCTTCTTCGTGAGTGCCTCATAGTTCGCTTCCATCTTAGTGGAAGCGGCAGGGACCGTAGGCTCGACGGGCGCATTCTGGAGGACTGATTTGTAGAAGTCCTCCTCCTTGATCTCCTCGACCTCCTGCTCCTGGAGCGGCTGCGCCTCAGATACAGCCTCTACATGCTCAGTCTGATCCTCCTGCTCTGAGAACATGTGCGAAGAAGACGCCGCTGAACCCATCATCATTAGAGTATTCTCCGTCGCCATCTTCAAATCCAGTAAAATATTCTCCGTTAAACTGATTCTCTTTTCAACCTGGAGCAGACGTGTGTACAAGTAAAAGAAAAGTGAGCCGAGCACAACCGCGAGTACGATGCCCATGGTCAGTGTGTCACTTAGGGTAGCCATTCTCCTTTCCTCTCAGGTTTTCCGGGAACGGGGGAATCCGCATTTCTCAAAAACCAAATCCACGCTGCTCACTTTACAAATTCCTTGCTGTACTGTGTAATCGAAGTGAAGTGATCCATCCTCCATTTTTTTAGCTGGAACACAAAGTCTGAGTACATGAGTTGGTGCCGACTCCGCCAGAGAAAACACGTGTGTACTGATCATGCTCGTAAGATTTCTCTTTGTCCAGAGGGACTCTAAGAAAAGATCTGCCGTTCTCTCTCCATCTGGAGGGTTCGTACTGTGAAACAGTTCGTCAAAAATGAGGAATCCACGACCGCCTTTCTTTAGTGTCTGCGCGGCGAACTGGACTTCCCTCTCGAACAACGATAAGAGACCAGGAGTATCTTCAAGACGTAGACCACTCGCGATCCACTCAAAGGGATCGAGCGATGCCACAGAATCACTGCCGCCAAAAAAGAGTCCAAACTTTTGTGCCATGAGGATATTCAATAACAAACTCCGCATGAAAGAGGATTTACCCCCACCGTTCGGTCCAGTTAAGATACAATGTTGCTTTCCATCTTTCAAATACACAGAGAACGGAACAGAGTCAGCCTGGAAAGGATTCGCCGCTTCTTTAAAAAGAACGGCGCCCTTCTTATTCCATGACACTAAACGTAATGACTCGCAATTGGCTAGACGATAGAGAACCTCCTTTTCACCAATATTCTGGAACGCAATACGAAGACGAAAAGGCAGATCCCAACACTCAGCAAAAGAGCGTAGTATATCTTTCTCATCAAGATCAGCGAGTGGATTCTTCTCAGGTTGCCCTGGATATAAGGTATTCAATGCACTTTTCAATTGGAGAACAGCACGCCCCTTCTCTTGAAGATCACCGTCTATCTTACGAATGTGAAAAGCATTCTGAACAGGTTGGTACATAGATTGTCCAATCGAAATAAAGCTCACGAGGAGTTGTACAATTTGTTTCATATCCATTTTTTGGTTTACACCGATAGCTTGAAAAAATATTTTAAGATAAGCATCAAATGATATATCAAACTTGTACACATGACGCATAGTTATATACGGTCCAAAGAAGAAGAGAAATGGCATACAAATTGCGAGAATAGGCATTACATACTGTTTCCACATGCTGATGAAAAAAATACAGAAGGGGATTGTATTTAGAATCGCCAGTGGCGCCCACCCTGAGAAGAGAATTTGTTCCACGGATTCTTTATCAAGAGACGTGGGATCAAGAACATCTTTGAGTGTCACTTCAGATTGTTTTACAAGTTCAAATACAGCCGCATTTGTTGCGTGAGAACGCTCAGCTTGAATTGACTGTTGTTTTCTTTTCAGAATATTGATATCGTGCGAGAGTGGTGTCTCAAGGTCATGTAAGAATTGGCGTTTCCCACACTCAGTTTGAAATTCAAGAGTTTCTACAAGCTCTGCTGCTCTTGAATCTTTAATGAGTGTCGTTAATGTACTCATGTTTATATAAGGAAGTAAAATGAAAACAAAATTTGAAACGCGGCGACTGCTTCATATAAACATCAACTTAAAAAAAATGTCTGATAGTTTACATATGAGTTCTTCGGAGGTCTCGCTGGTAGCTGCTGTTCTTGGCTTAAGGAGCAAGGCAAGAACAGCACAACCCAGTCTTCAAGAGAAGATCCGGAATTTGAAGGGGGTTCTTGATCTGAATTCGGTACTTGTCCCGGATTGGCGCAAGGGATATGGACCGGGTGGTCATGGCGGGGGTGCTGGACATGGCGGTGGTCATGGTGGTGGACATGGCGGGGGTCATGGCGGTGGTCATAACGGTGGACATGGTGGCGGTCATAACGGTAATAATGATCTTCATATGATTCCAAATGTTGGTCATGCGACTGGTGGCGCATATCATAATAAGTTTCGCAGGCAGCAGGGTCCCGATCCTCGTTACAGGGGTCCTCCTACAAACAATCAATATCACAGGAACACCAGTCAAGTAGTTGACCCATCAGCTGGTCCTCCCCCGCCGCGGCTCCCTCCTATTCGCTATCAGAGTCGGTTCAAGAACTCAGCCGCCGACATTGAGGAGAAGATTCTTAATCGCATCATTCGTCTCAAGCTGAACAAGTTTGGACAGTCAACCTACAATGAAATTCGTGAATTCCTCTTTCAGATTCTCGGTGATGACAAAAACGAGAAGGTCGGTGAATTTGTACGTGACTTTATGATGATGGTCTTCTCAAAGGCAGCAGCAGAGGAGATCTACTGTCCACTCTATGCACAGCTTCTTTCAGAGATTGGTAAGAAATATACAATTATCTTCGTCGAGATGGAGATCCTCCTTCGAAATTACATGGAGATCTTCGAGGACATTGATTCAACAAAGACATCCAATACAAAAGAATCGTACGAAAAGGAGACACTGGAGAAGAAATACAGACACGGATATAGTCAATTTCTAGCAGAACTCACTGCGCTTGAGATCCTTCCGGCTGAGAGCCTCACCATGATCTTCAAGACTCTCTTTGAACTCATCGATAAATACGGCAGAATTGATGAGAAACGCGCGCTCATTGAGGAATATGTAGATTGTATGCTGCGTATGTCTAGGGTTCTAAAGTCGCCCTCCTCGCAATTCTTTGCGACAATTCGCAAGAAGATCTTTTCGGAGAACCGCGGACTCTTAGATACGCTCATTCATTTGCGAGACAAGACCTACCCGAGTCTCTCTTCAAAGGCTCGCTTTCTCTTAATGGATATTCACGACATTCTTGTAATTTAAATCTCGGCGTACACTAGAATGGCTCGTGGAACTCGTCGTGGACTCCGTGTTTTTTCAGGATTATTTTCACCGATCTCACACATCTTACGCGCGGGAAAGAAGTCAGTAGGCGCGGTTACTAATGCCGCGAAGGGAGTTGTTGGAAAGGGTATCAATGGCGTTGAGCGCTTGGGTCGTGGTGTGACGAGCGAGATGAATGCCGCCGTTGGCAATCTCGGACGTCGCTTGACACGCAAGAGCCGCAAGGGTGGTCGTCGCAGCACGCGCCGCAATCGCAAGGGTACACGTCGCAATCGCAAGCACTGAGCGTAAAAATTGAGCGGGCGAGCGCGGGGGCGGATAATTACGGAATTGTTGACTAAATGAAATCAGATAAGAAGATTAGAATGGCAAAAACTCGCAGCGGCGGCGGAAATGCCAAGAAGGATTCCAGCGACACGAACGATAAGTCTTCCGGTCGCAGGCAACCTACTAAACAGTCCTTGAAGCGTAATGCGCCTCAGGACGATGACGATAGTGTAGACAGCAAAGGCAATATTCGTGGACTAATTGTGTCAGATGAGTCAGAGTCGGAGTTCGTTTCTGAGACCGATTCTGAGGAGGATGATATTGTTCTTGCGAAGAAGATTAAGGAGCGCGCAAAGAAGCGGTCTTTGCGTAATCATAGGTCACTCAAGAAGAAGTTCGCTCCCAAGAAGTCCAAGAAGGTTGTGGAGGAGAGTGAAGAAGAGGATGAGGACGAGGAGGAAGAGGAGGAGGTCCCGAAGAAAAAGAAGAACAAGTTGATTCGGCGGAAGAAGGTTGTTGAGGAGAGTGAGGAGGAAGATGAAGAGGAAGAGGAGGAAGAAGAGGATGCAAGCGAAGCAGACGATGAGGACGATGAGGAAGATGAGGATTATGATGAGGATGAGGATGATATCCAGATGAATGGTCTCCAGATCAGCATCGGTGGATTCGGCGACGATTTTGCCGAACGCATGGTGCCCAAGCGTCACAACATGAAGAAGGAGTCAAAGGAGGTCAAGAAGTTTGTAGAGCTCATCAGCAAGCCCTATGAAGAGAACACCATTGATGATCAGATTGATCAGTTTAAGGGTCTTAGTGCGGAGAAGCAGAGTCGCATCATTGAGACACTTGAGCGCAAGCCGACAACGCCTGAGGAGTCTCTGATGTTCAAGATTCTCTCTATGAAGCTTCCGGCTGAGACGCAGACGATGGTTCTCAGTAAGTACCACAGTCTTCAGTCACTTGATGGAAGCAGTGGCGAATACTTCAAGCTTCGGAATTGGCTAGAGAAGCTGACGAGCATCCCCTTCGGCTTGTATAAGGAGATCCCGATCAAGGTTGAGGATGGTCAGGAGACCTGCGGCGCATTCATGCAGAAGGCTCGCAGGTATCTGGAGGAAGCCATCTACGGTCAGGAGGAGGCGAAGATGCAGATCCTTCAATTCATCGCCACGAAGATCGCGAATCCGGGTGGTCGTGGTCTCTCGCTTCTTCTCAGCGGTCCGCCTGGCATTGGTAAGACGAGTCTAATCAAGAACGGAATTGCGAAAGCGCTCGGTTGGCCCTTCCAGTTCATCAGCCTCGGTGGTGACTCTGATGCCACAACCTACACGGGTCACCAGCTCGTCTACGAGAGCAGTCATTGCGGTAAGATTGTTAACAGCGTCGTTGCCGCGAAGAGCATGAGCATGGTTCTCATGTTTGACGAGTTGGACAAGATTAGCGCGACTCCGAAGGGCGAGGAGGTACAGAATCTTCTGATCCACCTTACGGATCCTGTCCAGAACGAGGACTTTGAGGACAAGTATTTGTCGGGTGTACCCATTGATCTCAGCAA